CCTATTTTTAAAGTCGTCCCCGACTGTATAATTCCATGGCTTTTTATGTCGTCAATGCTCGGACAATAAGAAAACCGCATCAATTCTGATACGGTTAATAGCAATTTACAGTGTTTTAAAGCAGTCTATTCCTGCCAGTCAAGATGTCGGATCACCTACTTTCTTTTGCTGAACTCTTTGATTAGAGTTATTGTGAGCGATAAGCAAAATGCTGCAACCATCAAGAACACTAACCAACCAAGTGCTATAAGCACCCATTCCCAAATGAACATAAGTTCCTCCTTTCTGAGCACGAAAAAAGCACTTAGATTTCTCTAGGTGCTTAATATTCATACCCACATTCTTTTTTTATTTCGTCAAATTTTTGCTTCACTTTCGGGTCTGTAAGATAACGTTCAGCATAAGGCCCGTAACCAACGCCCTGAGGTTCAGCTAAAATGCTTTTTATAATAGCAACATCTGCATCTGTGTAATTGTCCGAGAAACTCATCCATTTAAAAAATGAACCCAATAAAACCTCAACAACAAAGCCTTTACGTTTTAAATCAACTAAGGCGCAACGTCCATCTGTTAATGTGACTAAAATATTGTTACGACTATCATCTATGCCAATAATATTATTTAACTTTAACAATTTTATCACCTTCCCTTACATAAACGTCGATACCTTTTGACCTGAAAGCTAAAATTTGCTTATTGGTTGGGGGTTTCGTTGTGAAACATACACTAGAAACATCGGACAAACCAAGGTCACCATGGAACTGAGCCTCAATATACCTTACACGCAACTCGTCGACTAGTGCCTCAGGGGATTTAATTTTTCCTCGTTTCAAAATATCGATATGATCCATTAGATAACTTTCATCTATTCCAACAAGGTGTGGAGAAATAGGATTATCTGCTACTATTTGCCCCCAAGAAGCTGGTCCAAGGCTGTTATTGATAGTAAACGTCGTTCTTGACATTACTTTATCTTTGGAAAATCGAACGATTACGTCCCCATATTGGTCAGTTCCACCGATTATTTTATCGTTGTATGCGAAATCTTCATAAAAGTCCTTATTCCCAAAATATCCGTACTTTTCATAGTCTCGTTTTTTGAATAAATCGTCTTCTGACCCGAAAAGTTGTCTCGTCGCTCGTCTTCTATCGTTCGGGCTAAGACTTCCACCGCTGGTCCCTGTTTCAAATTGATTTAAAAACCTGTCTGTTTCTAGCAGTTTATCAACGTTTTCGGATTTAAAACGCATAGATGGCTCGCTATTCTCTAATATCTCTTTTAGGTTCTCGCTTGCCAGTCTTATGTCTTCAAATGGGATGTACTCTTTTATACGGTCATTATACCATGATGTCGAATTAAGTTCAAAGTTTTTCAATGTTTTTATGTTTGAATCAAGACCCTCTGAAAAAGAATTCATAAATACATCTATCGGATCTACCTTCTTAGGTGTTTCTTTAGGTTTCGTAGGAGTTTGAGTGCGTTTAGCTTTTTTAGGAGCTTTAGTGCGCTTTTTCTTCCCTGCATGTTTATCATACCACTCGTTGTAGGTCATATCAGCAGGTACTAGCTCGGTCTTTCCTGTTTCAGGATTTCTTGCCCTGCGCTCTAGTTTGCTGTAATCTGCATCTTCGTCGTAAGCGATAGTCGTAGACCGACACCACGGATGTAGTGGCGGGTAATTCACGCCAGGAACGGCATCTTTTGTCTCATAGACCTTATTGTCATGCTCCTGACAAATATGCGATGTTCGTTTATCCAGTACGGCTACAAATTTGTACTTTGTAATCTCGGCATCTTCATAGCTGAGCAGTTCCATCTGATTATGAAAGAACGCTGACTCAGTGCGAACCAAACGTCTTGCTTTGCCTTTGCTAACCTCAAACCGTTCAGCGATCGCTTGAGATGTATCTCTTACGCTTCGACCAGTCATAAGACTTACTAAAAGCTCGTCTTTCACGCTTGAAGCAAGCGCCCCAGTGTTTGACCATATCCTGTCCGAATAGCCCTCTCCCGTCCATTTAAACGCCTGTAGACGTTTGATTTCTGTTTCTGGCAAGTCGGAGAAACTATAAGCAAGTCCCGTTTGCTGTTGTAAGTCAAAAGTAGCCTTGTAGTAACTATCCTTCATAAGGTCGCCATAGAAATCATCTGAGCCTTGCTTCTCGGAAAGATAGATAGAACTACGCATAAGGTCTAAGTCAGCGCTTAAGCGCTCTAACCGTTTCATACGGTAGGTATAAGCTGGACTGTCTAAATCTGCCAGCAAACGTTGTATGTTTGGGTCGTTCGGTCTAGCTTCGAGCATTCTGCGTAGATCAGCAAGGTCTTTTTTATTCTTCATAGTCTTTAAGACCTGACGAGCAACATTCTCACTTAAACCGTAATCACGCTGGAATTTATCAAAGATTTTGTTTATTTCTTTGTCAAGGTAAGTCTTGGCTTCTTCATAGACCTTATCAAAATTATCTGCTTGCTTCTCAGCTTTATCCATCTGTTCATAGATGAGATTAGCCTTCCTCTTCGCCCAGTACTCCTCGTTCTTCATCTGCTACCTCTTCCTCTGGCTTCGTGTTAGTCTGGTTAAAAAATGGCACACGTTCCATATTCTTCTCTTTCTCTTCTTCGAGTTCTTCTAATTCAGCATCAGGATCTTCAACGAATGGCAAGAGAGAAATAAGCTGACGAAGTGAAACCTTACCGTCAAGGTTATTAATAACTTGTGACAATTCAAGTAAGTTCTTAGGTAAACCACGACTAAACTGAGGAACTATAGAGTTTGCATCAAGCGCAATCTGTTGTAAGCCTAAGTATTTAGCAAAAATACTGATACGCTGTCTAAGCCCACGTTTATAGTTGGACTCTTTGACTTTAGTAATCATTTCAAGTCCGAGCAACTTATACTCCATAGCTACGCCTGAACTGTTCCCAGCGAACTTTTCGTCCGTTAGGTTCGGTACGTGGCTAAAGGTGTAAATATCCTCTTTCAAGGCTTTACGCAAGATTTCAGTAGCGCCCTCGTCCAACAAGTTCTTCAAGAAGTCAGCCTTAGAATCCATTGGAAGTTCTAAAAGACCTTCTTCATTAAGGATAGACATAGCTTTGTGGGTTTCTTCGGGCGTGTCTCCTAACTGCGCTCCGTACAAAACAAGGATAGACTCAATCGCTTGTTCTTTGTCATTTACACGGTTACCCATCAACGAATTGTAGGCATCAATCAAGCTAATTTGTTGCTCATAATCGCCAATCGCAAAATTATTATTCTTGTACTCAATGATTGGTATTTGACCAAGGTGGTGTGGTTCAACATCATTTTTTTTCACATACGACCCTGACGAATCACTCAAAACAATGTGATAGTGCAAGTTCTGTGTAAAAACCTCTGCTTGGTATGTCTTAGTGTCTTTTGAATCGTCCTTAACCTCGTAGTAGTAAACCGCAAACAAGGGTCTGCGTTCAATACTATCATCGTAAACTATAAAAGTATTCTCGACATCAAGACTAGCTGAGTCAAGCTCATTTAAGCCTTCCTTGACATAGATGTATTCATAAGCACGGCCATAGATAGCCATGTTAAGAGCGTTCTGCGTGTCCACTTGGTCAACTTCTGCATTGTCAAACGCAACCAGCAACGGCTCAAGGTCGCTCTCGCCTGTGTTGTTGTAGGTAATCGGACTGCCCAGGAAGTAACCTGTGGCCGTGTCTGCAATATCCTTCGCATGATTGGCTACCGTTTTAAAGTTTGGAGCGTTAGGATTGCGCCTTTCATGTTTGAGAATAGAATGATCGCCGATGTAATACCGCTTTAATTTTTGCAAATCCTCTCGCTCATTTGCGTGTTTGCGGATCAGTTTATAAATTAATTCAGCTTTTAGATTTGTTTCGTCGTATCCATCCCGTGGATAGGTTAAGTATTTATACATGTTCTCCCTTTCTACAAACCATAAAGAGATTTTCTCTTAACGGTTGCTTTTGGTTGTGTTTGTTTTGAGTAAATCGCATAACGCAGGGCATCCAATACGTCGTCGTTTTCCTTGATTGGCTCGCCTGTTTTTTCATTCCAGATATACTGGTAAACCTCGTCTTTAAAACGGCTTACTTTATCTGATACAACAAAAAAGCGCCCAGCTTTCATGAACTTGGCGACTTCTTCAATTCCTGACAAGACCGCTTTATTTGCGTTGAACGTCTTGATTTGCTCCCTTTGAAACCTGGCTACGTGTTCAGGTCGTGCGCTATCCGCCCAAAACGTGATGTTTCCATAACGTCTTTTTATGTCTTTAGCAACGTCTACCCAGAAATCAATCTCTTCATGTTGGTGTGCATGTTCCTCAACTAAGTAGATAGAGCCGTCTGCTGACTCTCCGATAACCACGATGGAGCCGTAGTGTTCATACCCCCAGTCGACACCAGCATAGAACCTGGCTAAATCATCTGGAGCGTTATCAATATACATGTCCTCTTTAAAGTCACGATACACGGCACCCTCACCAGTTACCCAGCGCCCGTAGATACCACGCTCGGTAAACATACCAGACGGTGTTGTGGCTATTAGGTTATCAACGTACCGCTGGTTCAAGAATGTGTTATCAAAGATTGTAAAGTGGTTAGCAAGGATTTTCTCACCGTCCGCTTTGTCGATGTAATCAACCTTAAGCCAATGCTTCGGGTGGTCTGGGTTGGTGTCGCAGATAACTCTAGCACCAAGACCAGAGCAACGTTTTAGAATCTCGTCAAATACCGCCTTATTTGCCAGCGTAGCCTCGTTTATATACGCTCCGAATGCTGTCATACCACGGATAGCTTTCAAGCCCGCTATGGAGCCTGTGAACGTTGTGACGACATATACACCAAAGAGCGTGAAATTCCCGTGCCTGTCAAACTTGAAATCGTAATTGTACGAGTCAGAGATTTCTCTCAGTATATTTGTTTGAAGCGTTCCTGAGGAAACAGCACCAAGGATATACATCGGGTTCTTAACTCCGACTTTCTCAGCGTTTCGCTTTGCTCGTTTCAATTCCATCAAAAAAAGGTCATTGTCTAACTTGGTTTTCCCAGCACGTACCGCACCGTGATTGATCATCATGTACCAGTCAGTAGCAACTGCCCTTTTTAAAATTTTTACTTGTTTTTCTGTATATAGTCGATTAAGTGCCATCGTTTAAAGCATCCTCCAACTTGTCGAAATACTCAGCCATGACATCTTCTGAGTTTGCGCTACCTTCAAGCGTAACCCTGCGTTTTTGGTTTTCTAGTTTCAAGGCTTCAATACGTTCTTTTTGCTCACGCTTATCAAGGCTATCTTTTGTATCAATCGCAGTAAGCCTACTGATTTGTTCGAAAGCTCGGACGTTGCCTTTCATAGCCTTTTGCATCATAACCATAGCCAGAGCCATTTCATTAGTTGAATCAAAGCCTAGCTCTTCAAGTTGCTTCTTCACGTTTGGACTTGCAACCTCTGCTTGTAGTATTGTTTCAAATGCCTTTCTCAGGTTGGCTTTTTTCCTTCGAGCTTTGCCTGAAGCGACTCCGCCTTTTTTGCCATATTTTCGAGCTTCGTCCGAGGTTGGGACTTTTAAATTATCTGCACCAGCCATCGCCTCACTTCCTTACTTTTTTAAAAATTTCAGCTCACTTTCTCAGCAGTAAGCCCTGTTTCTTCTTCCCAGCGCCTAATCGTTCGTGCAACGTAGAGTGGGTCAAGTTCCATACCGTAGTAGATACGTTCTGACTTCTCGCATACCATAAGAGTAGAACCGCCACCGTTAAAGCTATCTAGAACTCTGTCGCCTTTTTTACTGGAGTTTAAAACACCCCTAGCAATCAACTTCAGAGGTTTCATAGTTGGGTGGATGTCATTTCTAACTGGCTTATCTTCATAAAAGATAGTAGTCGGAGTTGTTTCTTGCATGGTCTTAATGTAAGAGATTAGCTCGCTTTTTGTCATTTCTTTTAGGTTTTCTTCGTCCTCTTCAATGACCGTGGCTAGTGAACGATTATCGACAAAATAGTGACTCGCTCCATCTTTCCACCCATACAAGCAAGGCTCATGTTTCCATTGGTAGTCTTGACGACCTAACACAATAGCATTTTTTACCCAGATGATAGATTGTTTTAATAGCCATCCTGTCTCTTTGACTGCAGCTCTAAAATTCAAGCCTTCCGAATCTGCGTGCCAGATATAGAACGCCCCTCCTGGCTTCAAGTGGTTGTTTGCGACTGCGAATGCATCCCTCAGGAATTGCCTGAAGCTGACGTCGTCCATGCTATCGTTCATGATCGTCATAGCTTCCTCGGTTCCACCCTGGTAGGCCACGTTGTAAGGTGGGTCGGTTACATAGAGGTCAATCGTTTCTCCGTCGATTAGTCGAGCCATGTCCTCTGCCGATGTGCTATCGCCACACATTAACCGATGTCGCCCTAATTGGAAGATGTCGCCATATTCAATGCCTGTCTCTTCCTCTTGCGAGAATTCCTTGGCATCTTCTGAATCCTCAGACTCCTCGAAGTCGTCCAAGGAATAATCGACATCATCAAATCCAAACATGGTCATGTCTAAACCTTCGACACTTTCAAGTTCTGCGTAGAGTAGCTCTGTGTCCCACTCAGCAATCTCGCCTACTTTATTATCAGCAAGCCTGAACGCTTTTATTTGTTCTTCTGAAAGGTCGTCTGCAATTAAGACTGGTACGGTTTCAAGTTTCAAAAAGCGTGCAGCTTTATACCGAGTATGCCCGTTTATAATTTCTCCGTCTTTGGTTGCTACAATTGGAACTTTAAAACCAAACTCTCTAATTGAGTTTGCGACTGGCTCTACTGCCTTGTCATTATTCCTTGGATTGTTTTTATATGGCCGTAGCCATTCTAAAGGTTTATCAATTATTTTCAATTCTTCGTCCTAGAACCAAAAAACACACACCTCTGAGGTATGCGTTTTTTGGGTTATATGGTCTCTCGATTTTACTTCGTAATATCGAGGGGCTACGGACCTCGAATGGAATCGATATTATATTTACCTTTCATTTTTTATTTTTTTGTAGCCTTTAAGGCGGTGCTCGGAGTCGAACCGAAGATAAGTTTTTGTTTGCGTTTGGAGATAAAACAATATACCCGTCACCGCCAAAGGAGAGTGTGGGATTTGAACCCACGGACCGCACGTAGGCGGTCACCCGTCTAGCAAACGGGCGCATTCAACCTGACTCTGCCAACTCTCCATATCAAGGGAAGACTTACTGCCTTACCCTTAATTCTTGATGATACTATAATAGCACGATTGTTAGACCAGTGCGCTTCAACCTAGTTCACATTAGTTCACATTAGTTCGCTTTTATCAACTACAACACCCAATTCACGGATTGCATCTTTCTTCTTTTTGTAAAAAGT